CAACAAATTTCAAATATGTTTCATCGTTTAATCCTCTCCAATTTCGGATAATAAATGGCGCAAATGTTAAATAATCTTCATCAATAAATTGTTGTAATTGACGTTTTCTAATTATAAAATTTTTGAGCCATTGTGTAACACCCACACAAGGAATATCGAGTTTTAATACTCTTCCAGTTTTTAATTTAAGAATAAAGCATCTTTCATCTTCATCATAATATTGCATTAGTTTAGGGTCTAATGAAATATAACTTACCATATCTTTTCTAACATCTATTTTCTTTGTATCAGAAATTTTAACTTGAAGTTTATTTTCTCCATTTGCAAATGTTAATTCATGAAGTGCAAGAAGAATATAAAATCTATCAACTTCTTTAATATCTTTCCAAGACATATGTGCAGATTCAGGATTTCCAGGTTTGATAGTTGTGCATCGTTCAACAACATAATTTATCATATCATCTAATATAGCAAAATCAGTTTCATCCAATGTTGACCAGTGTCTAATTTCTCCACCAGTTGCAGCACGAATTGCAATTACAGTATCTTTAGGATAAAATAATCCTCTTGTTGGAAGATCTTCCAATTTCAATGGAATCCATCCAATCTGATTTCCTAATGGAAGTGTTTTTTCCCAAGGTAATTTAGTTCCTGGAATTTCTGTTATTGGGGGTCCTACTTGAGGAACTGGTGATACACCTTCTTCTTTATCTGCGAATTCTTTAAGTAATTTTTCTTGAACTTCTTTTTCTTCTTTGCCGTCTATATTCATAATTTTTAAAATTTAGTAATTCTATATTATATATTATAGTATGTCGAAAAACCATCAAAGTTTCATAAAAAAGGGATAAATTTCTTTATCCCTGTAGTAATTTCATTTATTAAAGTTTCAATTAAACAATTGTTTCGTCCCACATGTCGACTGCAATTCCAAAACCAGTTATTTTGTAGTTTTCAGTCGATTGATAATCTATTTCAGGAGATGGTAATGCTGTCATTGGGAATACATTGTAACATTTCCATTGCCAGAATGGGCGAGCTGCTCTATCATACATTGTTATTAACATCCAAGGAGCAACATAATCTGCTTTGATACCCGTACGTCCTGTTAATGGGTCATAAACTAAGTCACACCATTTTCTTAATGTTTTGAGAACATAAGCACTTGGTGTTCGATCTACGTTAACTTCAAAATCTACAGTTAAATCCATAAATGTCTGATCAGGTTTTGCGCCTGCAAATCTTCTAGCAGCCCACTTGTAATATTGAGTTATAAGTGATGTAGGAAACTTATGAGATACCAAACCGCTAATTTTCTGCACATTTTCTAACATTAAATTCGTATTCTCCGGAGTTGAACCGACACCCGTAGGTAGTTCTATCTGAATCGTAAATAGATTCAAATACACTGGTTCATATAATTCTTGTGATGCACGAGAATTTCTAAAGTGTGATAACCCGAATGAGCCTTGACTTGTGAAATCTGCCATATTGTTTAATTTATTTTATTTATTATTAAAATACAAATCCGCCTGAACTTATTCCACTATTCTTATTAACAGTAATTCTATTAATAATCTTAGTAAGAGCTCCAGTTACCCATACACCTATATCAATTATACCAAATCCATCAGCTATTAAGTCTGGTGTATTGTTAGTTTCATCCATAACTATTTCATACTTATTTAATGCACCAGCATCTTTAGTAGTTTCAAGTATAGGACTAACTGAATTTATGATATTTAGTCTTGTAACAGGATTGTTAAAGTCGAATACGTATTGTTGTAATACTTCTTCTATTTGTATTTCAAGAGTATTAAGTAACTCTCTAACATGTAAATTATTGAAATCGCTCTTAACAATCTGGAATGCAGTTGCATTAGCGTAAATCATTATTTGTCCAGTTGTAGGTCTTTCAATGATTGAGTTATAACCAAATGGTTCAAGAGAATCTCTATCAACTTTATCAATCATATATTCTACACCAGCAAGATTTGGGTTTGAAAGAATACCATTTCTATTAGCTACAATTGCAAATGGGTTACCACCTAAGAATTTTCTTACGTATGCGTTTGCAACATCTGCTGCTGGTGGAATACTAAGAAGTTTTCCGCCTTCATTATATTTTAAGTATGGACCGAATATTCCACAATATGTAGCTCCGTCTTCTTCATTTGGAAAACTGAATCTAAATGATCTTTGCATATTTGGATTTCCACCCATTGGAATATATTCTGTACTAAATACTGGAACAGGATCTACACCCGATACAAATGTATCACAGAAATATGGATTGATTGATGCTGCAAATTGTGCAATTGAAGGAGCACTTATAATAGCAGTAGTCTTTCCACGAGCTTTTGCTAATCTTGAAAGATATGCTTTACCACCCATTTCAGGTTGAAGTCCATAAGCCATTGTATCAACAACATAACGGAAGTTGATCATATCTGGATTAGTTAATCCTCTATGTATGCCTTCATCTTCGAGCATTCCATATATTTTTTCAACTCCTTTTTCATTATTTGGAGCGCCATTATCATCAAATCCTGGAAGATGTCTGTTTTTAAGGAACAATCCATCAAGTTGAATAAATTTATAGCATGTAGCAATTGATGCATCATCTATTGGTTTTTGAACAGTTAAAACACCGCCAGTTAAATCTGCTTCTTCAGCTGTTTCAATAATATATGCTGAACCATCATAAGTTTTTGCAGTTACGTAAGTAACACCCGGTATATCTACGTATGTAGCATTATTTTTAACTAAACTACCTACACCAATATTTGTATATGTGCCAGTTGATGAACCAATAATATAAAATTTTCTGTATGTTGTACTACCTGCTGGATATAATCCTGCAGAAACATCACTGTGTAATACATTATCACTTACATTTATACTATAGCTTAAGAATGTAAGACTTGCATCAGCTGGGCCGCCATTAATTAAATTATGTCCTACTAAATCAACTTGTGCAGTCCAATCTGTGCCTTCTCCTTGAACCCATTTATTTACTGTTTCATTCCAATTTAATTGATCTAATGCTTGATGGTTAATATTCATTAATACACCTGTTAAAGGAGTAGAACCATTTACAATAGTTTCAATATACTGCTCTGAACCTGTTTGATCTTTGAAATCAGGAATAATAGTTCCTGTCCATGAAGCAATTAGATTAACATTTGGTGAATTAATAAAGTTTTGAAGTTGTGTTGGTATAATTCCTTTTATATTAAAGAATTGTGAATAATAAGGATCAGTTGCTAATTGACTATAATTTGTCCAATCACCTTCAATAGCAATAATTTGAATAAAGAAATCTTTAATATAATCATATGGGCGAATCCATTCATAAGGAATATTTGTATCTGCACCATACCAATCTCTTGCAAAAACACTATATTGTGATAATCCTTGAGCTTTTCTTACAATAAATGACAATTTTTTAGTACTAATGTTAACTAATTGGAACAATGGAGCGTCTAGTGTACTTGATTTTCCATATCCATTAGTTACAACACCTTGCAAATATTCAGGATCTGGAGTCCAAAATCTTTGACGATTAAAGAAATTAACATATATATCATTGTATGCATCATTATAAAGAGATGCATCTTCAACAGTTGAACAATCTAGTCCTAAACCAATATATTCTACATTATCAAGATTTGATGTAGCATCAATTTGATTTACCTTTAATAAGCTTAATGCAAATACAGGGGCTGCTAACAAACATGTTTGTATTGATCTGTGGAAGAAAGAACCTTTTCTTTCTAACTTAGCGTCGATATCACCATAAAATCTTTGAAGATCTCTTGTAGATCTTATAAATACAGGTGTATTAAAGGGTCCTACTGCAGAAAATCCTGGAACTAATCTTAAAGATTGAGTTGTTACAACTATACGTTCTGAATTGTCGATTTCAACAGTATAAACTCCAGCTGATTTAAATTGTGATAAATCTAATGCGATTCTTGCCATATTATTAAGTTATTTTTATTCTATTTATTTTATTTATTCGTATGAACAATGCTCTTTTTTATTATATATTCTACGAGGAAAAATAGAAATTAACCTTTTCGCCACGGAAAACTTAAGCTTCCTCTACTAAATGTAGAACTGGGCGTATATCTTGGTTCATTATATGGAATAATGTTTTTATTAACATTTTTTATATCAGGATCTTCATATAATGCTTTAAAAGTACCATCTTCAACATCAGTTGTTTCTACAAATTTTTCTAATAATTCATTGATCAATTTTCTAATAGGAGAATCTTCCATTTCATCTAAATAATCAAAAAGCCAATCTTCATATTCACGTTCATCAAATAAGTGACTAATATCTACAGCACTCATTGCAATATCATCATGAACTCCAATTCCTTTCCATTTTCCTCCTTTTGTTTTTCCAAATGCTTTGAATTCTTTGATTGTTTCTTTTTCATTTAAAATCAATACTCTTTGGTGAACTAATTTTTTTCCTAATTTACAATAAAAATCTTTATTTGTTCCTGTAATCTTAAATCCTGCTTTTCTTCTTGGTGGCTTTTCTCCAGGAATAGGTTTTGTATGATAAGTGTGTAATAAAACAGCTTCATCATATTTATCATGTTTAGAAAATTTATCTAAAAAGTGTTTACCGTTGAAGTTCATTTCAATAATCACCTTACAAAGTTCTGTTCCAAATTGATCAAACGTAAGCACTCGTGTGACCTGAGCGCAATTTTCTTCATCCTTTATATTATCCCTATACAAACCAACCTGAATGATCTTAAACATATTCTTGATGGTCATCTCATCATTTCTAAGCTTCTTTAATTGAACAATACTTTTGGGAACTACATGGAAAATATTACAAACATTGTAGTCATTATCTTTAACTTCATCTTCATCTTTTCCTTCGCCTGTGTCGACACTTAAAATGAAACGATGTTCATTTGAATTAAAATCTGCGTTAGGATCAAAATCTGGGTGCCATTTAAGATTACGATATAAACTGTCATCAAGATCTGTTTTTTCTAATTCTTCAAATACATATTCTCTTTCAATTTTTGACATGAATAAAATATCACTGGTACTCAATAAAAGATTTGCTGAGTTTGCGTTAAAATCAAGTCCAAATTCTTGAGCAAAATTATCTTCGCCAAAGTCTGCTTTCATTTTAGTTGCCCAAGCTTCATCATGCCCGGGTACTTCATACCAATCAACTCGAATTGGCATGAACGAGTTCAATCCTTTTTGAGCTTTATCCCAAATATCATAGAACACATTATCATCGCCGTTAGGTGTAGATGAAATGATACATTGTGATATCTCAGATGCTGCAAGTGTAGGATAAATTGATCTCCAGAAATCACCTGCTATGTAAGGTAGAATATGTGCAAATTCATCAGCATAAAGAACGTGAATAGTATAACCAATTTGTGCAGTTTTTGTAGTTGCTTGAGATGTAAGAAAACAGCCATTATCGAGTCTCATAGCACCTGCGCCAATAGATATAATGCCAGGTTTTAAGAAAAATGGTAATCCTCTAAATACATCTTTTAATTTATTAACGATTTCAAATGCAGTATCTTGTTTATTAGCAAGAATTGCAAGATTTCTATCATTATGGAAACAAAGATACCATGAAAAATAAGCTGCAATAGTTGTAGTTTTTCCTGATTGTCTACTCTGCATCATAATAAGATTACGAATAGCAGGAATTAATTCTTCAAATTTATCACTAAATTCTTCTTTTGCTAAAGCCTCTAATATTCTTTTTTGATACTTTCTTAACTTTACAGTTCTTCTTCCTGCATCAGTTAAAAATCTACAATATTTTTCAACAAAATAAATTATATCATTAGAACATTTATGAAATTCTTCTACTTCTTCTTGTGTTAATTGATATAAAATATTAGCTGCCTTTAATTCAATATCACTTGAATGAAAGCAATCCATGTTAACCTGCATCCCCATTCGCAGTTTATCCAACGTTTGTTGGACAAGAATACTATTCCATACAACTGGTGCCATGATATTTAATTAGTGGGTTCAACAGGAAGATCTGGAATTAATTCGGCTTCATCGATGAATTCTTTATTTCCATTTTCTTGTTTTATTCTTTTGACGTTATTAATAAGTTCTTTAGTTCCTCGAGTAACAACACTACCATCCCCAGTCGTTAACATGCCATTTATGCGTGTTCCAGGACCTATAGCTTCAGTTCTTTTTTCTTTAACATCTTCTCTGAATGCTCTATAAGTTTCTTTGATTGCTTCAACTGTTTGTATAAGTTGTTTATTAAGTTCGCCAATAGTTTTTGACATTCCGGCAAATACTTCGAACATTCTTGCATTAACCATCCCTAAGTTAACCTGATCAATTAATGCTTTTTGCATTACTTCATTAGTTCGTAATTGGTAAATCATACCAGCTAATGACATAATATCTACTTCTAGTTTATTTTGAAGATACTGATTATTTTCAATCATATCTTCAGGGATCATAAATGTAATAGCATTAGTAATCATAATGCGAGCATCTATTTCGCATTTTAATTTTAATTCATCAAAATTTACATTTGTTACTGGTTCTGCATGTAATCCGGGAATTTCTTCTGTTGAATTTGGAACATTATTATTAATTTCTGTAGGAGATTTGTCTAATATCTTCTTTAATTCTTCTCGTTCATCTTTTAGTTTCATGACATTTTATTTTAAAATTGTATTTTATTTATCTTTGTTTTGATATATATGGTAATTTCATAAGTGGATCAGCATTATCACCAATAATAAGTTGATCACCATCTTTTGAGAAGTATGATAATAATTCATTTGCTTGTTTTTCTTCTTCAATAGTTGTACTAAACAATCTTAAATTAGTTAAATAAGAAGGTGATTTATTAACTGAATATGCATCAACACCAATATCTTCTGGATAAAGTCTAAGTGTTTCATAGAATATATTTTGAAGTTTAGCATTCTTATCAGTTTCATGTTTCTTCCAAACATAAACATTATATTGTTTCCAACTATTTCCTATATTAACTATGATTCCATACCATTCATTATCATTTAATTTTTCATCTAATCGTACTACATATGCATCGTCATTTGCATATATATGTCCATAACTAATTGCAATATATTGATTTGCAAATACGTTTACAGATAACACATGTTCTCCGAAATCATTAACTCCATCAATAACTGATATCGGTTCTTTAGGCATTAACTTATATCCAGTTTGAGTATTCCAATCAGATTTAATTGCAACTAAATCTTCCAAAACAAATGGATTAATCATTACGTAATATTGTAATGTTGAAACATCACTTATTGCTACAATTTTTGCATAAAAATTAAGTGCACCTGGACGTGATATAACTACATTTTGATCTATTTGTATTTGTGAAAATAATGAAGATGTACCAAGCGTTATAGTATAGTTTGCTTTGCTATATAATGATGCATCATAAGAATACATTGTACAAGGATCTAAAGCATAAGGATCAGCAATTGGTATAATACTCGTAACATTAAATTCTTTATGAATTGAAGGAATTGTACGAGGTTGTATCCAAGCAGTAACTGCTCTATCTGTAACTGTGTCAATTATATCTTGCCCATTATATGTTATTGCATCATACCATATAGGTGTTTGCATATCATAAAATGATTGTGCAGCTACAGTTCCATAAATAGATATAGCAGTTGAAATTGTTTTCAATTCAGTATCAAATGATTTATATTTATCTTTTGAGGTTCCGTTTAATTGATTCATTTGTTTATCATCGACTAATTTTGCAACATTAGCATCAGTAGCAGCTCCAAATATTTCTTCACTACTAACTGTGTAGATGTCAATAGTTTCTTGAAGTGCAGTTTTTTCTCTTCTTGCAGCTTCTGGCATATATTTTCTAAGATTTATTTTCCATGTAGTTTCTTGTTCCATAAATCCTCTAAATAAATAAACAGATTCAACTTGATACAATTTGTTTGCCATTGGCATATAAACTATATCTTTCTTTTGAGGGGCAGTTCCAAATCCTGCTATTGATTCCCAATATTTTTTATCAATTTGAATTTCTAATGGAACCTCATATTCGAGACCCATTAAATCATAATTATATTTACTATCAGGGAAGTTTCCATTCGGAACAACTGCTTTAATATCTAATGGGCATTCTTCAACATTATATAATGTATATTCTTGAAAAATAACATCCTTTGAACGTTGTTGGGGCACAGCTCTAAACCATTTAAAATAATAACCAAACATTGCGTTAGCAACAGCATTCATCGCTAAATATTGTTGAGTTGCCAAAACCATTTTATTGACATCAAATATTGGAGTAGCTTCTTCACCAACTCCACTTGTTATTCCTTTATTGTCATTATTAATTATAGGACTAACTGGGGCGAGTTGTGCTGGATTTGCACCTGATAAATTTTCATTATTATATGGATTGCTGTCTGCCATACATAGTATTTTTATTTATATATTCAAACAAAAAGAGGACCGAAGTCCTCTACCATTTTTTTTCTCTACATCCATCTATACTTATGCCATTTGCGTCTAAATCGAGATACATTTTAGTTTTAATGTCCATAAAACATCCACACTTATCACATGTTCGTAATGAAAAATTAAAAAAATCACAACTTTCGCAAATTTCTATTCGTCTTTTTGCTTCTGCTTTTCTTTTATTTCTATAAGATTTGTTTAAATAATACCAAATCCATAAAAGATATCCCTTAATTATTTGTTTAATCATATTCTTCCAAACATATATTTATCAGCTCTTTTAGGATTATCCGAAACATTTTTCATTTTTTCAATTAAAGTTTTATCAACTAAATCAGGATGAACCCACCAATCTTCATAAGGATTATGATTATCTAATGCTATATTACTTGCAATTAATTCATATCCATGAGATTCTAAATATTTTCTTGATTTCCTTCTTACATCACTATTTTCTTAAATATAATAATCGTGTTCAAATGTAATTACTGCAAATTTACGAGTTTCAAAAGGAATTTTTAATAACACATTATACGTTATAATTGCTGGATCACAATCTATTTGCAAATAATCATAATCACCGGGTTCTAATATTTCATTATAATTTACTTTAGTTGCATCTGCTAAAACTGTTTTCGATTTTCTAAGAGTAGGCCATTTATCTAATAATGACTTATTAAAATCTATTGAAATTCCTGTCCATTCAAATGATTTTTCTAATAAAGCA